GAACCTCAACATGTTCCACCAGTCCATCGGTTCGCTGACCCTGCTTGATGACTACCGCCGCTGGCGCGACCGCGTGTTCCTTGACGAGCTTGCCAAGTGCGAGACTCGTGGTGCCGCAGGTGATTCGCAAGGTGGTTACTACTACCCCAACGGTAAGACCCGCTCCAGCTCCACAGCTCTGAATAGCTACTCGGCCACTGAGTACGCCTCCGAGCGTTACAAGTTTAACGTTAAGACCGACCTCCTTGAGGTTGTGCGTGCCCTTCGTAAGCGTAACGTTCCCGTCTTCCAAGATGGTTACTACCGCTGTATTGCTGATCCTTCGTTCATGCGCGATCTCCGTGCTGACCAAGGCTTCCGTGAAGTGGCTCGTTACCCCGGTATGGCTCAAGGCAACCCTCTGATGGGTGCTGGTGGTCCTAGCCAGGCTATCTACGGTGGTGGTCAATACGGTCAAGCCATGTTTGTGGCTGGTGAACCTGTCATGCCTACTGGCTTTGTGTTTGAAGGTGTTCGTTTCTTTGAATCGACCAACTTTGCATACAAGTCAATTACCGTTGACATTAACGACGGTGGTGGTGCAGTTTCTCACCAGACTCCTCCTGGCCTGTTCTTCGGCCCTCAGGCCGTAGGCGTGGGCATCGGTGGTCCTAACGCTCAAGTTCTGATTAACAACAACGATGATTTCAGCCGCTTTATCATTCTGATTTGGCAGCTGTACGCCGGTTTTGCGAACCTGAACAAGGACTTCATCACCTCTGCTTTCACCATCATCTGATACGGAGGTAACTAACAATGGCAACTTACAAATCTAATGCTGGACAAATCATCCAGCCCGGTGCTCAGATCAACCGTCTGTCTTCGTTCAACAACGAAGGCGTGTATGCTTGGCCTGGCGTTGAAGCCTATGAACTGATCGGCTATGTGCCCATCAGCAATGGTACCGCAACTGCCGCCAACTTCAAGACTCTCGATCTGATTGTCCCCTCTCCCGACCGTCGTGTTGATGACCGGGTTCGTGACAACCGTACGTCGATGGTTGTGCAGGCTAGCAGCGCTCGCCCTGCTTACGTCTATGGCGCCTCCATCACGGTTGCTCAGGATCTCCCTGTCAACTCCACCACTTCTCCCGAGCCCGGATTCCCCGCGAACCCTGTTACCTGTGATCTGAACACTGGTAACGCCTCGGATTACATTCTGTTCGGTCCTGACAACTCCGGTAGCCCGTTTGGTATTCCTGCCTCTCAGGGTAACGGTCTTGCTGCTGCTTCTGCTTACCTGCAGGCTTCCAGCAGCACCATTGCTCAGGGTTCTGTGGCCACCAACGGTCTGCTCCCCTTTACGACTACTGTCACCACTGGTGGTATCACCGCTGCTAACTTTGCGAACTCCATGTTCTATCAAGTTACAGCCAACACCACCATGCGTGTGTATAGCGTTACTGCTACCACCGCTACCTCCGCTAACGGCGGTGGTGTGTACATCGGTACCACTCCGATTGCTAACAGCCAGCAAGCATACATTGTGTGCCGCATCAACTACCTGCGTCCTTCTGCTGCTGCTTCCTGGAACGACATTCAAGGCTTCATCGACTTTGCTTCCCAAGTGGGCGGCAACGACATCTGATCCTGAATCGCTTCTACTACTACTTAGGGCTGGTCTTCGGACCGGCCCTTTTTTATGTCATTGCATTTAAAGGATTAGATTGGTAAGCTAGTTGAAGTTCAAGTTACATTAATGCTGTACCAGTACAAGCCAACTGGCGCCCTGCTAGAAATTGTTTCGCAACACGGTGAAGGAATCTTCATGTGTGTTGACTCCCAAGACGAAGTCATTTACGTGGAAGAAGAACTTCTTGTTCCTCATCTGGAAGCAACGAACGAAAAGATCAAAACAGAAGAGAGGCTGACTAAGCAGCTGGAAGAGGAAGGCGTTAAGCCAGCAAAACCTACTAACCGAGAAACGTTTCCGCTTGACACCAGGCTGAACATCAACACAGCCAGTGCCCGACAGATTGCAGATGCCTTACCTGGAGTTGGCCTTAAAACAGCGCGAGACATCAAAGATCTACAAACTTCCATGAATGGAGAGAAGTTTGTACGCCTTGATCAACTGAAGTCTATCAAGCGCGTTGATTGGGATCAAATTATTGAAGACAATCTAATTCGTGTTGAGTAGCGTCAGAGTAGAATAGATAAGCAAAGAAAGCTCTTTGCTTGTTAAACGTACGTTGACATGCAATTAGATACCTTTTTCCAGTCAAAAGTTCGCTGGCACTTAGGCTACAACAACACGTCTATTCCTGCTGGCGACCAGGCTCGACTGGAGGAAGCGCTGCAAAATATTCCTGATTCTTTTTGGTACAGCAAAATAGTTGAGCAGGTCGGTCGTTGCGATTACGCAGAGAAACAGACTGACATGACCGGTAGCGTCAACAATTTCACCGTACCTAAAAACCGTTTAGAAAATATTGCTGGTGACGTTTCTCGTACAATTTCAACTTCTGACTTTAAAGAAACGTTAAAAACTTGGACAGCAATATATTTGTTTGAGACTGATAGGTTAGCTTCGCACCTGTACGTTCCTAACTACAGGAACCCAGAGCAGGCACGTTACCGATTTAACCGAGAAGGTGCTGAGTTTATCCAGGCGCTACCTGGCCCAGCAGACGTCTCTGTGGGTACTCGTATTCTGTTTAAAAATAGCTTCCGTTGAGTAAAACATTATGCCATTAAGTTCTGCACAACTTTTACAACTTGCAATAAACGCAGGTTTTAAGGGAAATGATGCCCAGACAATGGCGGCCATTGTTAAGGCGGAGTCCAGTGGAAATCCAAACGCATATAATCCAAACGCTTCAACAGGGGACAAGTCTTACGGCCTGGCCCAAATCAATATGATTGGCAATCTCGGTCCGGCTAGGCTTAGGGAGTTTGGCTTAAAAACTAATGAGCAGCTTTTTGATCCTCAAACAAACCTTAACGCTGCTAAAAAAGTAAAAGATTCTTCTGGTTTTGGGGCTTGGACAACATATACTTCCGGAACATATAAACAATTTTTACCAGAAATACAAAAAACCCGACCAATAGGACCTTTATCTGAGGCAACACCAACTACTTCTACACCAACAAACCAGCAAACAGGAAACATATACAATTACTATTTCGGTGATGGATCTACGGACACTGCTAAAAACTTTTTGACTTCATTTTTACCCAAAATTCAAGGCATAACTTCTAAATTTGATCCAATTTCAGCATTACAACAAGCAATGTTCAGTACTCCTAACTATTTTGGAGATGAAGATAAAGCGTAACAATGTCTAGTATTTTTGACGTTGGCAGCATTGCTCAACCAGGAGCAGATTTTGCCAGCACTGGACCGCACCTTCATGTAAGTGTTCAAGATCCAGGTGGCAAGACACTTGATCCAACAACTGCCAGGTCTTTTTTATTATCGCGTATTTTAGTTGGCAAAAATAAAACTCCTTTGTACAGCAAAAGCGGTGAAAATTGGCAATCAGCGTATCAAGTTACTTCTCCTTTTGGTCAACGCTCCGCCCCAACAGCTGGCGCAAGTACAGATCATCAAGGCACTGACTTCGGTATTCCGCAGGGACAACGACTAGGCTGGCTAGCAAACCCAGGAGATGTGTACACGCCTAACCAGGGTTACGGAACAATTCAAACTACTGACCCACAAGGTAAACCCTATACAGTCAAACTTTTACATACTGTTCCTGGCGCAGCCGCCGGAAAACCAACTCAACAAGGACAGCAATTACCAGCAGGAAACATTTACAATTTTTATTTTGGAAACAAACTAGCTAAAAACGAACAAGATCCGTATGACATATCTAAATTTTTAAACAACTATATAAACACTTCTTTGCCAACGTTTGACTCTGTTGGTTTGGTAAATGCAGCTTTGAATGCGTCTCCTAATTATTTTACATAGTAATGACGCGTCCGCTTGGTAGCTTTAACAAACGAGTTAATCTTCCTCACCACGAAGAAGATCGACAAGTTTCAAGGCCACCTCGCATGGCAGCATTACATTCTGAAAAAATACCTGACGATCGTACAAAAGTTGAAACAGGTGGAGAAAAATTTGCAGCAAGCAGGGGAAGCAGTAGACGTGCCGCACCTGAAAATCGACGTTTTGCCGGGAATGCTCTGAACGTAGATCTAACTCCTGGAAGTGGTCAAAATATTACACAGTCTTCTGGAATGAGGGCTGCATTCGCACCTCCTCTACTTGGTGGAGCAGAAAGTAGGTCTGTAAAGTAAAATAAAAATAACAGGCTATTTAAAATGGGACAATCTACCGGCTCTACTACTACTACTACTACCAGTAGTTCCTACTTGCCGGGCCCACAGCAGCAGATTGCTGATAAATTTCTTGGTAGTCAGTCAATGCAGAAAGTTATGCAGGCAATGCCAAATAGTTCTGCTACCAAAAGCCGCCTTGCTGGCCAAGCTTTGAGTTATCTAGGTGGAACCCCGGATTCATCTGCCGAAAGTAGTCAAAGCTACTCAAATGTTTCGACTAAATTATCCGGAGCAAAGTACACGCAGCAAGGCGCAGCGTATCAACCTCAATTCATAACTACAACTACCGAGTAAGCTGATTCTGCACCCGCTGCTGCACCTGCTCCTGCACCTGCCCCTGCACCTGCTCCCACTCCTAATCCTTCTGGTGGGTACTACATTAAAGGCCAATATATTTCTAA